GTGGTTATACTATTAAATGTAAACAGGGAAATCCCCTAATTTACGCATAAAGTAAAACCAGGTTATCTTTTTATGTGACAATAATAGATTTCCCTGGTTTTATTTTTTTATACATTTTTTATTTTTAAATATAGCCTGTACCTGTAAATTACTAGTGTCCAAAGCTTTTATTAGCCTATTGCACAACAACTTCTGTGTATTTGCTTTCTGTTAATTGCATTAATTTAGTATAGTCTTCTTGTACAATTACATTAAATGCAAAGAATACGCTTAATTTCTTATCTACTTCTTCCTTTGTAGAATAAAATTTATTATTGATTAAATTTTCCATTATAATAGCCATTATTTAATTCCTCCATTTAATAATATTTGTTCTTGTAAATTTGCTACAATTGCTTGTGTTTCTAATAACTGTTTTTGTAATATTTCTGTTTCACTTGGTTCTTTAAGTGTAGAATTATTTTTTTCTTGCCACTCTTTTATTTCTTCATCTGTTGCACTTTCAATCCATTTAGAATTATACCAAAAAGGTTTAATAAAATTTTCACTGTATCTTTCTACTGCTCTATGTCCTTCTTCCATCGTAAAATCCTGTGCTAACCCATTTGTGAAATTTACACATAAGTCTACTATATTACCATTACCATCTATAATTGTTTTATATTCCATAAAAGCACCTCTAATCTATTACAAATTCTATTGGATCTAAATAGAATCCCATAGTAGCAGTTAATGTTTGAGACGTAAATCCGAGTATCAAACTACCGTTCTTATCGACATTTATTTGAGCATAAATACCATTATTAGTATTAACAGAAATTAAATATTTAGCGCTAACACTCGGTCTGTATCCAGCTGGTAAAGTAGCTACAGTATTCAGATTAGCCATATTAGTTATAATACCTCTTAATTTTATCAGCTTTCCTATTTTTCTATATTGGCAGGTATAACCACTAACACTACTTATTCCACTTGATAATGGCAAATCTAACCACCCACTATCTAAATCACGTACTTCTTTACATGAACCCATAATGTTGTCATAAAAGCCATAACAATATCTATTTTCGCCATTAGCTACGTTTGGATAAATTTCTATTTTGTTTGGTAAATTTTCGTTCCCATTAAAAGACGAATTTACTATTAATGTATAGGCGTCTGTATTTATTCCACACCATGTTTTAACGCTATTGTATAAATTAGTATTAGTTTCATCCTGGTATGGATACAAAACTATTTTTCTATTTCTACCCATCGCTTTTATTATTTTTAAAATATTAGCTCCAAAATCAGTAGTCATATCATCAAGTGATAAACCTATATCAGACAAACTTGTGAATATTTTTACATCTGATAAATTCGCCTTTTTATTCTCAATTTCATTCAATTGTTCAGCAACTGTCTTAGAACCATTTTTAACTACACTGGCATCTGTATGTGGGTAATAAACATTCCCATTACTATCTTGTATTTCAATTTTCTTTGTTGCCATAATTTACACCTCCTTAAAAAATAACTTAACAGGTGTACCAGATGCATAACTAGAGCCTACTTTAACGCTATCACCATCTGCTCCCTTAGCACCAGTATCTCCTTTATCCCCTTTAGGTCCCTGAACCCCTTGTACACCTTGATTTCCAGTATCACCTTTTGCTCCTTGTGCACCAGTCTCACCTTTACTTGCTATAAGTTCCCATTTATTTGTATCTGTTACTGCAACATTTGTATTAGATACTTTACAAGCATAAGTATTTCCACCAGAAGTAACTAAATCTATATAACTCCCATCATTTACATAAGCTACAGTAGAACTCCAAGCTCCTTTAAGTCTCATAGATACACCTTTTGCACCTGCACTTCCTTGTGCTCCAGTTGCACCAGTATCACCTTTAGGCCCTTGAGCTCCAGTATCTCCTTTTGCGCCTTTTAAAGCACCTGTATCTAATTTCTGCTGAAATGTCTGTCCATCCGAGAATGTTACTGCATCTGCACTAGTTAATACATCCACCTCTTTTATTACTGCTCCTGTTTCTTCATTTAGAAGTTGAACTCTTACTTTACTTAATGCCATTTATATCACTTTCCTTTCTATACTTCTTTTAACCCCATTGTAGGACTTGCTTTTATAGGCCCATTAGAACTTGAATTTATAGTATCTGTTACTTTAAAATATAAGGTCTTATCATCCTTTTTATCGGGCAATGTTTCTCCTATAAATAAACTAAACTTTCCCTCAACTTTAGCTGCAAGATCTGTAACATCACCAAGCTTATTTAATTCTTCAATATTGTGCTCAGCTAGTTCATTAGCAGAATCTAAATTAATTTTTGTTGTATCAGCTACTTCTTTACTTCTATCTAATGCTATTTTTGATGTATTAGCATTTGAAATACTTGTATTAACTTCTTCTATTTTATTAGTTGCTATAGTTATAGCTTCATCAACTTCATTTTTCTTGTTATTTGCATTTGTAATTGCTGTTTCTAAATTACTTTCAGCAGTTTCACTATTAGAAATAGTCTTTTTCAGATTGTTATTTGCGACTATAGCATCTTCAATATTTTCAAAGAAATCACTTGCTTGATCCAGTTTATTTTCTAATTCCTCCAACAATGTATAAGTGGCTTTGCTAATACCTCTCTCCACTTCTAATGTAGTAGATACTACAATTAATACTAAATTAAAGGTTGCTTTCTTTTTACCTGTGACTTCATCTATAAACTGTAACTCTATTAATGTTTTCCCTGATGTTGTTGTGAATTGTTCATCAGTTTCTATCGTTATTACATTACCACTTATAGATATTCCTGTATGTTCTTGGACTAATGGTACCTTATCTGCTTTCATAGCTTTTAATCTGACATTGTAGTTTGTCAAATTGGTTTGTACACTATTATCAAATACACTTAAAATTAAATTCAAACTATCTAATTGCTTACAAGTAGTATATAGATTTAAATTCTGTTTCAAATCTATATTAGCTTTTAAATCAAATATAGCCATTTTGAACCTCCTTATTTAACCTTTACTGCTAGGAGCATATTCTTCTATTAATCTAATTATCATATCTTCTAGCGATTCATCTCCAACATAAACTTTTTTATAAAACCAAGCAGTATCGTGAACTCTTAATTTCCCAAAAATTCTGCATACATCTTCTACGTATAGATCATCACGAATATATGTACCACTATAATCAGAATCGTCGATAATTTCAATTTTCGCTATGTTTCCATTACTTCCAGTTAACTTAATACCACTAGAATTTATATAGCAGCTTGCATTTCCATCATCAACTATAAATCCACCATCTGCATTACATTTACCTTTTGTATTTACATAAAAAACAGTATCTCCACTAGAATTTTTAAGTCTTATTTTATTATTATTTACAGTAAGTCCATTAGCATCTATAGTTACATTACTATTACTTGCACCTGTACAAGCAACAATAAAAGCACTTTTACTTAATTGCCATGTCATTCCACCATCTTCGCTCTCTACTACTGCACTTATTTTCCCATCCTGTATTTTAAGTTCTGAGTTAACTTTGCTTATATCATTTTTAACTTGCATTTTTATTTCATCTTTTGCAAACTTAATTTGCTTAGCAGTATCCTTAATAATATCTGTAATTTCTTTTCTGGTAAATCCTATTTCTACAGTATCTATTGTTTTATTCCCTTCACAATCAACTGTATAACTAATTTTATTCACTCTTGCCTGTAGGTCTAAATTTAATTTTTTATGCCTGACTGTAACTGTATCACCTAAATTTACAGTTTCAAGTACAGCATAGTTCTTATATTCTTCTGTTTTACTCAGCTCTATAAAATTAATTTCATAATTAAATGTAATTTGGTCAACCTTATCTTCTGTAAACATCTTGTTACAAGTTAATCTCATAAGAGAATATGCTTCAGCTAAAGTTATTTGATCTTCACCTTTTTCATTTTCTCCATCCCAAATATTAAAATTTAATTCTACCTCTTTAAAATATCGTTTCTCATATTTATTAACATTAGGACTTTCAATATAATACTCTGGAAGACGATAATCACCACACTTTGGTATTAAAACCGTAGCTAAATCAATATTATCTGTTTTTTCACTTATAGATGATAAATTCTTTCCATACTCAATAACAACACCATTATCATCACCTCTTCTATCAATTATATCTATAGAATTATTATTAACTATAAATTCTCCACCATATTCACTTAAAATGCTATTTTCATTGCCTATTAATGCATTTAACACACTCCCTTCTGGAATATTTACAATTACATTAGTATTTGTATTAGTATCTAAATTCCCAACTTTATAGTTATGAGGATCTAATGCTGCATTTAATACGGCTTGTATTGCTTGTTTTCTAGTCATTCCTGTAAGTGTCATGGCTTTTAGTCTATTTTCTTTTAAATCAGCCAGTAACTTTGCTTGCATCTGTACTGATATAGTGTCATTAGATGTATCTTTATCTATTATTCTAAACTGTTGATCTTGTCTGTTATCCATAGTTGGAATAGTTACTACTGAACCTATAATTAAATTACTAGAAATACCTTTATCTTCTAATGGATACTGTAATTCTGTGGTATAATCACTTTTTAATTCTTCTGTAACCTTACATTCTATAATTTCATTTAGAACCCATTCATTATGTGTAAAATCTATTTCATTATTTCTAAATAACTTAATCATTAATAGCACCTCCATCTTGGAGTAATTTCTATTTTACTTACAGCTCCAGTCCAACTTATCATATTTTCTCCAATATAAAAAACTGGATAATCTCCAGCCATGTCTTTACCTTTATTTATGTTCTCTTTATAACATTCTTTAATTTCACTATCTATAATTACATAGTTATTAATGTTTTTAACAGTAAAACTATTTTTATTTATATTAACATTTACATTTCCAGTGCCATAAATTTTAAACAAAGGCTTGGCTTTATAGCTTCCAAAATTATTAAAAACTATTCCACTAGATAAAACTTCTATTGGAGTTAATCCATTAGTCATATATTTCAGACCTGCACAAGTAAATGTAACACTAAAATGTCTCATTGTTCTGCTTGTAGTTGTTGTATTACCAATATTTATTTGCTTTACTTTATAACTTGCAAACTCATCTAAACTATAAGTAAGGTACTCACCTATACTGTTTAATAGCCAATTATCAATTATAGCTTTTTTCATTAAATAATCTTCTCTATCAGCAAAATATACAAAGTCAATTTTAAAATTAATATCTGAAAAGCCTTCAACTTTTGTAAGTGTTTCGCCACCATCTATTTCAATAGTTTTATATATAACATTACTAGAAGGAATTTCTGGAGTTTTTTCGATTATTAAATCTAAATCATTACTATTTTTATTGTTATAAAAAATATATGATTTCATTAAAATCCCTTCCTTCCACTATTAAATACCATGTTACTACTAACTGTTGGAGCAACTAACTTACCTACCTGCTTGCTATCCATCATAATTTTCATATTTGTAATTGCTTTTTGCAGACTATCCATTTTAGAAAGTATTGCATTTAAATTGCCACCTTCCAAACTAAAATCACTTTCACTACCCACAGATGAATAATTAACACCAATACTACCATTATTTATATCTGGTATTGCTGCTTCAGCTATTGCATTTGCTTGCTTAGATATACTGTTTACTGTATCTCCGATACCTAATCCAAATCCTTCACCTGTATAGACACCAAGTTGTCTCATTACCCTAGAAGGTGAATGTATATCCATTTTTTCTTTTACACCATCAATAAAGCTATCGCAAAGTCCGCCTATCCATCCTTTCATTCCATTCCATGCATCGCTTATTCCTTGTTTAATTCCAGCAACTATATTTTTTCCTATATCCATCATTTTGCTAGGTAGATCTGTGAAAGTATCAACTATGCCATTAAAAACATCTGTCATTCCAGTTTTAGCTTCTGTCAACATATTCCCACCCCAAGTTGTCATGTTTGTTACACAATTAGTTAACCATGTCCATATTTGTCCTGGGAGTTGTGTGAAATAAGTTACTATATTAGTTATCCAAGCACTTACATTAGTACTTATCCAACTTGCCACGTTACTTCCCCATGTCCCTAAATTAGTAACAACATTTACAAGCCAAGTCCAAATCTTTCCTGGCAACTCTGAAAACCATGTTGATATATTTTCAATCCATACTGGAACATTAGTTGTTAAATAATTTATTGTATCTGTTCCCCATTTTATAATAGATCCTAAAGCTTCACCTAACCCATAGGCAATTTTATTAGGTAATTCTGCAAACCATGCATACATTGATTCTAACCAAGCTGGTACACTTTCAGTAAAAAATGTTACTATGTTATTCCATCCTGTTTGGAAAAAAGTAATTACACTTTGTATAAATCCATCTATAAAAGTTTTAAATCCATCACAATTGCTATATAGCAAAGCGAATGCACCTGCAAATGGATTTACTAATAATAATAATAATTGTTGCCAGTTATTAGTTACAAAATCAATTACAGTCTGAAATGCTTGTGGAATTGTAACTGTAAAAAATGTAACTATTCCATTTAAGGCATTGCTTATTGTTGCTTTTATACCTTCCCATATTTCAGCCGCTTTAACTTTTATAGTATCCCAATTTGTATATAGTAATACACCAGCAGCTACAAGTGCAGTTATTGCAGCTACTACCCCTAAAACGGGTAATGCTATTGCTCCAATACTTACAGTCATTGTTCCTGCCAAAGATGCTAATGTCATTACCAATGGAGCTATTCCAGTAAGTATCCCCATTAATATTCCCAATGCTGATACTATTGCAGTTATAGTTGCTGCTAATTTCGGATTATTTGATACCCATTGAGCAAATTTACCTATCAAATTAGATATAATTTCAAGAAGCGGTGATAATGCTAATTTTAAATCTGCAAGAGCAGTTTGGAATTGTATCATTGGATCAGAATCTAAATCAGATATTGCACCATTTAAATCATTTTGATTCTGTTCTGCTGTTTTTAGATTATCATTCATTCCTAAGATTGTATCTGTAATTTTAGTTCCATTTTCTTCCCAGAGAGTTCCCCAAATAGTAGTACCTATTTGATTTTGAAGTGTAGCATCATCAATATTAGATACAGCTTGAGCTAATTCCTGCATTGCAACTGAACCTTCTGAACCTCCTGCCGCAATATCTTTTCCCCAATCGCTTAATTGTTTCCCTGAGACATCTATTTGTGCAAATAATTCTTCTAATTCTGGACCTACACCTTGTGCTATCTCAGACATTACAATTCTACCTTCTTTTAGCCCATCCAATAAAACATCAATATTCCATGTACCCGTTTCTACCCCTGCTGCCATTATTCCTTGAATTTCTTCTGCACTATATCCAGCTCTAGCTAATTGACTTCCATACTCTGTTATTATATCTAACTGATCTGGAGGAAAACCAACTTTTAATAAGCTATATGTTAGAGCTAATGCTTCTTGATCTGTTATCCCCAAATTCGAAGATAACTCATTTGTTTCCTGTATTAATTCAGTAAAATCAACATCTCCATAAGCTGATACTATAGCTGCGGCTCCTTTTACAACTTCTGAATTACTTTCATCGCTTGCATCTTTATTAAGCGCCCATTGCCTGCGCACTCCTTCTAATGCTGATTCAGCATCAACTCCATAGCTTGTAATATTATTTATTGCTTCTTTTACTGATTGTACGGAACCTTCATCAAGTTGCATAGAAATAGATAATTTTGTATTTAAACTTGATGTATCAAAAGCATCTTCTATTACTTGAGATATTCCTACACCAGTAGCTGCTCCAATAACTAATTGAGATAATCCACTTTTTAATTCTCCAACCTTGTCTTCTGCTTCTTCTGTTGATTCTCCCAATTCTTTCATGTCTTTTTTTAATTTATCAACATTACTTCCATCATCTATTTTAGACAATGATTGCTTTAATTTTTTTATAGAACTTTCAGTAAATTCTATTTCCCTTTGAAAAGATCTATATTGTTGTTCTCCAATATCTCCATTTTTAAATTGTTGTTCGACTTGACTCTGAGCACTCTTTAAACCATCTAACTTTTTTGAAGTTACTTCTATCTGTTCTGATAAAAGTTTTTGTTTTTGTGCTAAAGCCTCAGTATTCCCAGGATCAAATTTTAAAAGCCTATCAACATCCTTTAATTCTTTTTGTATATCTATGCTTTGTTTTGTAATATCTCCTAATGCCTTTTTAAGACCTGTGGTTTCTCCATCAAGTTCTATTGTTATACCTTTTATTCTATCTGCCATATGACCTCCTTTCTAAAGGCTAAAAACTATCAAAATCAGATTGAGTTGCCTTTCTATTTCTAGATTTTTTAGGATTATTTATATCAACATATTCCTGCATATAATCCAGGCACATTCCTATAGTCATAACTTCCATATCGTCTAATGTTAGCTTTGATTTTCTGCACAAAGAAAGGAACAGCTCAGTAGTCATTACTTCACTGTTCCTTGTATCTTCATTTTCTATTTTTTTTTACCCTGTATACTAGCCACAATTAGATCTTGTATTTGCGGAATTATTTCAAATAGTGGAAACTCTTCAAAAGTATCAAGCCACTCTAAAGGTTCTGGAATTTTCTTATCAGCGGTTTTAGCTAACACCCATATAATGTTGTAAAATGTATTGAAGTCTATTTTAGCTAAAGTTTCAGCTTTATTTTTTGTTTTCTTGATTTTTGTTAATTCTTCCATTTTGAGTATTTCTGAAAAATAATCTCTTCCAAACTGTGCTTTATATCTTAATGGTGTTGCTGCTGTAGATTTAAAGCTTACTTGCTTACCATCAATTTCAATAGTCTTTTCCATACCTAACCTCCTTAAGCTACTACCTTTTCATAAACTTTTGTATACCAAGCATCATAAATTTTAGCTGGTGTAGTTGTCGTAGTTTTTGTTTTTACTGCATAATCTCCAGGTCTAGGACTTGAAACAAATGATAATTCTACTGTATTAGGGTCTGTTTTATCAGTTTTTGTAGCTGAACTAACTTTTGGTCTAGATGCTTTACAATAGTACATTAAATGTCTTATGGCTTTTACATCTCCAGCAAATTCAAACATAAGCGCAAAATATGAACCTGTAGCAGTAGATTTTTCTGTTATTACCAAATCTTCAGAATCTTTTTCTTCTCCAAGTATTTCTGTAAGAAAATCTTCAGTAAGATTTGCCAATGTTAAGCTTCCATCATAACCTTGGTTGTTATCAGCAGAATAATACAACATATCATCCGCATAAAATTCTGTCATATCACCTCTTGGATCTAATGATAACTCTGTATTTCCTGGCAATGCTTTTGGTGTTGCATATGTTATTTCTCCATCTTCACCAATTGTTATTTTTGCATAATGTGCATTTTTAAGACCAAATGTAACTTTATTTTCACTCATGTTATATCAACCTCACTTCATAAATTTTTTGTAATAATTGCTCTGAATCAATCCATGTTTCGGTTGTTTCGTAAGCAATTTCATTTGTATCTAAAATATCTTCTAATATTTTCTCTGCTTGCAAATCTTTTTTATTTGTATAAAGTTCAATTTGTAAATTATCAATTTTATTATAGATTTTATTATCTGCTTTAAAATTACTACTATAAGCACTCACATATGTTATATAAGGAGGATTAGGCAGCGGATTATTAGGAGTGTCAGTAAAATGCGAATAAGCCACTGGATAACCAGTAGCCTTTAAGATTGTATATATATCACTTAATATCACCCCTTAATCACCTTCTTTACACCTTCTAGGAATTCATCATTTATTTGTTCCTCTACGGGTCTTATATGTGGTTTCCCTGCAACTCTTCCACCATTTCTTTTTGCATGTCCATATTCTAGCAAATGTGTACGCTGATAATTTGTCTTATTATAAACAACTTCTTTTCCATCAATATTTTTTTCTGTCCATCCTTTAGCATATTTACCTGTTTTACCTTTAGGACTTCTTTCTTTTAGTAATTGAACTGCTTTTTTGCCTTTATCTTTCTTTTCTTTTTCAAGTGCTTCAGTAATTTCATCTGTATAATCTGTTAATGCTTTTGCTATTTCATCTGCTAAATTTATTTTAGCCATTACCTGCCACCTTCTCGCACGTTAACTCTAACTCTTCCATATTCTTTTTATATGTTTTCATAACCTTATACCTTTGTTTAGGCTTTTCATCTTCGCTAAATTCAACATAAGTTTCGCCATTATATTCATAAGGATGGACCACAAATATATAACTTGGCTTAAGTCCATTAGCAGCAGCTTTATAAAACTCTGTTCTACCTATAGATTTCATATCACAAAATATATCAATTTCTTTTGGAGTCTCTACAGGATTTCCAATATCATCATAGGTTACATCTGTTGAAATTAATGTTAATCCATAATCACCTATCATTATATAGTACCTCCTTTAGCCTTCTGATGAATAACTAAATTATGCAACCTTAATTGTAGGTGCCTTGGCATTGCTCCATCCTTATCCTTACTTTCATATCTCCATGTAGCATAATCTACAATAAAAAGAAGATGATAAGAGTTAGTACCATCTAGCACTAACCCCTGTTCATCTTCTAACTCTTTAACTACACCGTTTATAATAGCCTGTAAGTAAGTATCTCTTACAGTTGTACTTATACCCAACTTAGCCTTTACAAGTCCGAGGATTGTTTCTGTATTCATTATTAATCCTCCTTATTCATTTTCATTATTTGGTGGATCTCCTGCTGTTTCCTTTAATGCTTCTTCAGCTTTTAAAGCTTCATCTTTTCCTTTTACTTTTTCACCATTAGATAATTCATAATATCCCCCACCTATATGATTAGGATATTCAATTACGTTATCAATCTCCTTAATGAGTTTATCATTTATAGAACTAATTGATGCAAATCTTTCTACTGATAAATCGAACACTTCGCCTTCAATTCTAATTTTCTTACTTACACCATCAACAAAAGTTTTTAATACTTTAGCTTTCACTTTTAATCATCTCCTATGAATTTGTATTAGCACTATCTGCTGCAAATGTTACTGCTGTCGCACTTGGTACTGTAGCACCATCTTTCTGGCTTATATTTATAGCGATAAATCCCTCTCCAATTACTGGTCTACCATCATATCTAGCAGTACCTTTAAATACTGTATTATCTTCTATAAACTGTACTTCTGTTGATTGAGCTAATGTAGCACCTGCTCTTTCTACCAATAAATAAAGTGAACCATATCCGCCAATAATAACATCATCTGGAATAAAATCTAATTCAACAATATCACCACCAACAATAGGCATTGTATTGCTTTGTCCTGTTACTATTGCCCCAGCAGCATTAATAGTCAATGCTTTAGCAGTTAATGTTGCTTTAGTATTTGTACTCATACACCAGAACTTTCCACCATTAGAATAATTAGATTTAGCTTTTCCGCACTTAAGAATTAAATCTTTATAGAATAAAACATCTGTATTTGCTGCTGGATCTATTAACAACAAATTGCTTGTGTGTAAATCAGTCCAAGTTTTTTCACTTTCTCCCCAATAAGAAGGCTTAGTAGTTTCAGCAAGTCTTTTTACAATACCTATTGGCATCTTTGTTCCTGTACCATAAAGAATAGCCTTATCTATTGCAATACCGATTGCTTGGCTAATGTTGTACATAATTTCATTTACTAAATCAAGATCTGAATCTTCTAATAAAGCATTTGGAGCTGCAATAAATCCACCTACTTTATATCCATCAACTTCAACTTGATTAAAACTTATGTTTAATTCATTTAGTTTTCCATAAGTCTCCATCCAAATACCTTCTGGAATTGTTCCAGCAATATTTTGTCTTGCCTTACCTTTAATTGGTTTTAAATTAACTTTTGAAATTAATTTAGAATACTGATTTAAAGTATCTCTTAAGATATCTAAGAATACTGTTGGTATTCCAAGTTCTCCACCAGTAACACTTCTCTTTTGTTCCATAAATTCTCTAGTTCTAGTTACAAATTCCTTTACTTCTTCTCTCTCAATTAAATTTTGAACTGCTGCTCTTTCCATTCCATTAAAGAACTTACCTCTAATTTTCATACTGTTTACAACTCCTTTACTTCTTTCATTTCCTGTAAGTGCTGGTGATGGATTATTTTCAGGTTCATTAGCATTTAACTTTTCTAATTCACCCTCAAGATCTGCAATTTCACCCTCAAGTTTTCCTTTCTTTTCATCTAATTCTGATTGCTCAGAATCAAGTTTGTTTACTTCTTCCTCTACTGCTTCTATTTCTTCATCTGTTTTAGCCTCTTCTAAAGCTTTTTCCAATTCTGCTGATCTTGTTGTTAAACTTTCTTGTTGTGTTTGTAATTCTGTCAAACTAGATTTCCTTTGTTCAATTTTCTTACTTAACATTAATTGTCTAATTGCCATGTTTATTCAACCTCTCTTTCAATTTTGCTTTTCTTACTTCTAATTGTTTTTCCTTATGCTGTTCAACTTCCTTACTTCTTGCTGCAACTCCTGTATCTTCATAAGCAGGGAAAGTACAAACACTAACTTCATGTAAATCCACTCCTGTAATTGTCCACTTAACTGTTCCATCATCACGCCAATCAGTTTCTTCAGATGTGACATTAAAGCCAAAACTACATTGGTCTACATCACCACGTTTAACACGTTCATAAAGGTTAACTGCATCTGTATCATTAGGATTAATTTTAATGCTACCCCATAAGCCTCTAGAATCTTTCTTAAGTTCTAATGTACCAGCTTTATTTCTTCCTAATACAAGAGTTGTATCGTGATTTATTAATGCTCTTATATCATTGCTTAAAGTATCATCAAGTGCCTGTGGCGCTATTTCTTCATATGCACCAGTCCATAATTCAGTTTGGCTATTAAAAACTACAAAGTAACCTTCAATAGTCATATTTTCACCTTCAGATCTTGTTTTAAGTTCTGTTTTTAAGCTTCTGGTTTGCTTCTTATTTCTATCCATTACCATCACCCCCTTGATTTAATTTCTTTTGATCTCCAATCATTCCAACTGGTATAAAATTCTCTAATATAACAAGTTCATCTAAACCAGGTAAAGGAGGTTTGTTTATCCAGTCTCTTACTTCGTTACCCGTCATCATTCCTCTTATATATAAATTAGAACCTACATCAGACAGCTCTTTCATGTCATATGCATAAAGCGATTGAGGATTAAGTTTAAAATATAAATCTGGACCATATAACAATCCTTTTGTAAGCACTTGCTGAATTATTTCAGCAATAGATTTAATTCTTGTATTAATAAAATTGTTATATTCATCCTTTGTATAACTTCCAACACCTACTATAAATGCAGGAACATCTAATATTGCAGCTACAGTTCTTTTATCAATCTGAACAGCATCATTAATTGCTAAATCTGTAAGGCTTAAAGGCTTTACAGTTTCAATTTTCATTAAATCGGCAGGTACTACCCAAGGTTTACCCCCGCTAGTTTCAGATATATATTTCTCAAGTATAGCGTCTCTTCCTTCTTTACTTGCCATTTCTTCATTGAAAGCATCAACTGAAATAATTACACTCGGCTTCCACTTATCAGACATAAATCCATTTTTAGTAGCAGTTGCCTGTTTAAGATTTTTAACAATATCTCTTAATACAACTTTATAGCCAGTACCTTTCCATGGATAATTAGGATCAGGATTTATTGCAAAATGTAATACTTCATCATAGTTATATGTTTTTCCATTGTAAAGTACATTGTATCCAGTTGGTGTCTCTATAAAACTTACTCCACTAGCCTTTAACGGAATCAATTCATCAATTAATCCATCAACTATTTTAGGATATATAATACAATTACCATTTCCCTCAAGGAGCATTGTATAAACTATGTTATATACCCATGATTTACGTGTCATAAGACTATAAGGATTGATGTCTATCTTTCTAGATAATTCATTCTTAATTCTTACATCCCCATTGTCTGTATTCTGCATTAAATGAATTGTCATACTTGAAACTAAATCAGCTATCTTATGAACTGCCATTTTAACCTCTGGGTTATCACTTAAGCGTGTATATCCTTGAACACATAAAGTATCATACGCATCAGTACTAAGAAACCAACTTAAAGCATTTGTTTTAGGCTCTGCTCTTGTCTTTCCTATATTTTTTCTCTTTCTGCTCTTTTTCATGTTCTCACCACCTTTCAAGAGAATAATAAAAAGCCTTAATTTCTTAAGACTTATTTAACAACATAATTTCTTTCTTTTTTATATACATCTACATAAGTTTCATCCTTATCGCCATTATAAGTAATTTCAAAATAAGGAGCTCCCTTAGCTGTGGCACTTAATAGTGCTTTCTTATTTTGTAATGTCTTACAACTCCAAACAACAAATATTTCATCTTTTGACATATTCGGATTTCCTAAATATCCTGCCACTATACTTTTACACTTTTCTATAAATTCATTCATTATCTGACTTCCTCCTAACAATTATCCTTTAAGCCACTTACTAGCTGACCCTACCTTTTCCATATCTTCTAATTTTCTTACACAAGCAAAAACAGCAGCATCAAATATATCTATTCTTTGAGTACCACCATCACCATCAACTTTTTCATACTGAATCATATCATCAGTCTTTTCTATTGCTCTTACATTTTGTACACAATATTCAAAACAATCAGCATGAAAATAATATAAATCACCATCTTTAGCCTTTTTCTCTATATGTCTAAAACCTTCAGACTTTTTATAAAAATATTGTGGCTGGTCAATTATATTAAAGCCAGCTTTCTTCATTCCAATAAAATATTCTCTAGCAAATTTTCTGTCATGACCTACTTGTTTTATTTTAAATCCTTTTTTCTTCATGTTTTTAAACCAGTTAACAACCTCACTTGTATTAGTTGTAGGATTATTTGACATATCCAGCCAACCATCATCTTCCCAACCAAATAACGGTATTCCATCTTCGTCAGCTTTCTTTGCTGCCATAACAATAGGAAACCAAGCATGAGGGATAATTATATCTACATCATGCATTTCACCATTATCATCCTTATATGCATTATAATAAGTTCCATACAACGTGCTTGCAGTTAAATCATGTAGCTTTGACAAGTCAGCACCACCATACCATTGTATAGGAAACTTTAATACATCCTGCAATGTCCAATTATATTTTCTATCAGACGCTCTAAATTCATCAATATCAAAATATGCTTTTAAAGCAGCAGTATAAATATTAAGTGACTTGGCAAGAAAATCTTTTCTTTGTTGAGGATCATTCATTGCCTGTAGAGAATCATTAAGAATATCATCAGGTCGAATTGATACTCCATAAGCTGGGTTAGCCTTTTCATGTTCTATAGGATTTGTATAATCAACTTTCCCTTTTTTATCTTGATCTGCTTTAGCAATAAACACAAAATACTGTTCATCTTTAACAGTCCCATTAAGTATTTTTTTACAATATTCTAATTTCCTATAGCAGAATGAATTCATATTATCACCAGCAGTAGTAATACCTATCATTAATTTATTTGTATATGCCTTCATTGCCTCTTTAATGATGTTATATTGCTTAGGTGTTTTATAAGCATGTATTTCGTCTGCAATCCCAATATTACAATTAAGTGAATCTTGGCTATCTGGATTAGCTGCTAAAGCTTGAATATAAATACTACCATCACCTAAATCTCCAGTTATAGAATGTTCCTGGTTATTATCAATTACTCTAAAATTTTCTTTTTCTCCCATTTGCTCTAAATTAAAATTTATAAAATTAAAACTTTCAAGTGATTGCTTAAGAGCAGCTGCAGTTATATATACTTTGCTTCCACTTTTTCTTTCTAGCAATCCTAATGCCCAAGCTAAAGCAGCGGCAAAAGAAGTCTTTATATTTTTACGAGGTATAAAAATAAATGCTTCTTTAAATCGTCTTATTTTTGTTCCCTTTTTATAGAAACCGAGTAGATTATATATTTGAAATTTATGAAATGGCTCTAATAAAAATGGTGAATATCTTAATGGTGTTCCATCCAATCTTTCACCTTGAGCATGTACAAATGTTTTTTCTATTATTCCAATAACAAATTCAGCATCTTTGGGATTAAAATCATAATCTTTATTCTCTAAATCATTTATAAATCTTTGACAACCTTGTATCTGTTCCTTATTAGCTAATTTTTTACCTGTTATAATATTTTTAGCATACTCCATTACTAAATCATAATTTTTAAATTTACTATTGTCCAAGTTCACTCAAAGCCTTTCCAAGTTTACTTACTTTTTTCCCTGGAGCTTCACTTTTTATTTTCTTTAATCCTGCTGGAGTAAGCCCAAGAATATTTTCATGATTAACTATATCTTTACGCAATGTTTCAAGTGCTAAATATAAAGCTGTCTTTCTTATATTTGTAAACCCTGCTTTATTTGTATACTCTTCTGTTATTTTGCATCCACCTGCATAAAACTCACTTGTTAATTTATTATATTGTTGTCTCATTTCAGAATAAGCTCTAATAGTTGCATTAAATTCGGAACGATAAGTGCCAATATTTTGCATGTCTTTAATTGTTTGTTTTTCAATTTTTCTCATTTCTTTTTCTTCTGGAGTTTTAACTGCCATTGACCCTTACCCCCCTTTTTTATTTTTTTCGCTCTATTGGAAAGAGTTCCACTCCCCGGTCTCCTAAGACCTCTTTAAATTTATTTTAAGGTGGGGGGATATAATTTTTTTTCTTTTGGATTCTCTCAATTAAATTTTTCCCTAAGTCTGTTAATTCATTATTAGTACGATCATGCATCTTATCATGACATTTACTACATAAACTAATTAAGTTATTATTATCAAGTCTTAAGTCATAGTTAAACTCTAAAGGTTTAATATGATGTACTGTTGTTGCTCCTGTAGTCTTCCCATACCTCTTACACTCTTGACATAGATAACTATCACGCTTCAATATATTCTGTCTTTTATTTTTCCATTTAATTGTTTTATAAAACTTTATCACCATACCACCTTCTTTTACATAATAAAAAGACACTTAGTATTACCTAAATGTCTCTTAAGTTTAACAATTATGATTTGAGGACTTTCTAATAGCTTTTCCATGATATCATTATATATTAATTAAAGTATCATTAAAATACCATCTTTTTACCTTTTATTTACCAATCTAATTTTATTCCATCAACTCCAAATAATAGTATTCCAAGCCTGTCTAACATCTGTTTTATCCATCTTTTAGGTGTATTAATTCCTGTATTTAAAGCCTCTGCAATCTTTTCATAACTCATTCTTTCTATATAATACATTCTCAATGCTCTATATTTTTCTATTGTTCCCTCTTCTTTTTGTTCATCCTCTAATATATCCAATGCATTCTCTATATGAGTTGTCATTATTAGAGTTTTTGTTTTACTTTGCTTTATACTTAATATAAATAATTCATCACACTCATTTTCTTTTAAATCCATATCTACAATCTTCTGTAGATCATTAACATCTGATACCGAATAATTAATATGTTTCTTAAAATCATTGTAATTTTTCATAAGAAGCTTTGTATTCC